CTTTTGCCATGTCTATACCAAAACCCATGATTTACTCCGTATAAGTCCAAGCATTTCTAAAACTCCTATCAGTAGGAATAACAGACTTATCTACAATATAAGATGTTTTACCAGAAGGCACATCTTTTTCCTGTATTTGCTCTATAGTTAATGATGTTTTGTCTGAAGGCACAATAATACAACAGTTTCCATCATCATCTGTATAAATAATTCTTTTGTCAGAATTTGCCATTTTAGTCTCCAAAAACTATACAGTTAAAAATTAATGGGTCACTAGCTGATTGTGCATTAACATTACTATGTACTACACGAAAACCACTTGTATCATAGCCACCAGTAATCATTCTTATCATTGGTCTACTAGATGTAGAAACTTGATTATTAGTTCCTTGTTTCGTACTAAAAGCTACTGCGTAATTACTATTAGCAACCGCATTACTTTCTAAATTAACAGTGTAATCTCCAGTCCCATGATCTGTAACACTTGAAACATTGAAGGAGTCACGAATACCATTGCCTGTTGTAAAAGTATTGTTATTGCCAGAAGCGTCAAATTGACCATTAAAATTAACCCATGCCTTAGCTCTACCCTGTGCCACCTCTACTGGTGTAGAAGGATTATTACCACTCGTATCCTTAATCGTAGTCAACTTACTATCACCACTAACAGTAAGAGCACCACTAACAGTAAGAGCAGTGAGCGTACCAACAGAGGTAAGACTTGAAGCTGTAACTCCAGAAGCTAAAGTACTACCTGTAAGATCAGAAGCAGCACTTGAAATTGTACTGAAAGATAAATTACCACTGGCATCTGTTTTTAAAAACCCACCATTAACAATACTTCCAGGTAATGTTAATGTATAATCGCTAGAAAGTCCGTTAGGTGATTTAATACTAACAGTCTTACCATTATTGCTCTGAATCTTCAATGTAGGATTATCCATTAAAGTTAATCCTGAACTGTCAAGAAGCATCTGTGGTACACCTAAAACAGAAAAACCCAGAACATTAGCACTTTCCCTAAATATTCCCAGATCTTCATCTGTATCAAAAGAAATTGCAGGAGAAAAACTACTAGAAGAACTACTAGCTAAAAATTGACCTGTCATAGGAGCATTTGTACCCCCAGATCTAGGTAATAATCCTAAATTATTCTGATCTAAATCACCTACAGTAAAAAAAGTTGCAGCAGTTCCAGATGCGGGATTAGGATTGGCTTGATCTCCTCCACTACTTTTTCTAATTAAAAGTTTATTTGTCGTATCATCTGCTAAAAATTCACAAGGTAGTATTGTACCTGCATCATTTCTCGGCCCAAAATTATTAGTGGTAACTGCCTTTAATGTATTTTGAATATCTAGTCTTACTACTTGACCAGAGGCATTATCTATATTTTTATTATTGACTTGTGTCATTTTAAAAAATACTTTTCTTTATATTACACCCCTTTACCATAACCGACAGCTTGAAATGTAAATTCTTTAGCAGGGTTAACAGGATTATCAGAACTATCTAGTATTTTAATATTAAAACCCGTTCCACTTACGTTTGACAGTACAAAATAATCGCCAGCTTCAGCACCTATTATTGTTATACCAATAGAAGGTAAATACGCATTAGCTCCACCTAAACCAGTAGCACCTGTAAAAAATGGATTACCAAAAACTACATTCAAACCTGATGAAGAAGAACTAGATGTTAATGGAGCAGTGGAAGTTGTATTTCCAGAAACATAGCTTCTTTCAGTTCTTGATTCAAATGCAGCAAGGAAAGATAATTGTTGAATAGAAATATTATGAGCAATACTTTCTGACCTTAAAGTTAGTCTAAATTGAAATCCTCTCCCTTTAAAAGTACCGTTAGCAAATGTATTAAATGATTTATTAGCAAAATCTGAAATTGCATAAGATGAACCACTAGGAGCAGCAGTTGTTGTCCTTACAGTCATTGATGCACTGACATCATTGATTTCTGGTCCGTCAAAGTTTCCATTCGGTGCGTAATCATCCCAAAAAGTACCAGTTGGTATTAAAGCGTCTATTGTATTTGCTCCACCAACGGTAAATCCTATAGCTTGTACTAATCGTTTTAAATTTAAAGAAAATACAGCACCTAAGTCTAAAATATTTTCAAAATCATAAGTTCCCCTTAAACCTCTATCTATGGATACGCTTCCACTCGTAGCAACATCATTATTTGAACTAATAGTTAAAGTATTTACATTAGGAACAGAAACAACAGTATATTCTCGATTTACAGCTTGACCACCAGTAAAGTTAAATGGTAATTTTTCACCTACAGCTATACCATGAGATGTACTGGTGATAGTTATAACCTTACCAGCTACTCCACTACCTACTGGATTTCCGTCATCTTGTACATAAGTCCCTGTCTTTACAACTGCTGGATCAGTAAGTTCTAAGCCCCCTCCAACTACACTTACATTGGTTTTAGTACCTAAAAAACCATTTGTATGTTCTTTGTCTTCAAGAATTTGCTGACTATCTATTAAATCGGGTAGATCTAAAATTATAGAAGTTTCTCCAGTACTAAAATTTCCTTGATCATCACGAAATTTAAGTATGTACTCTCCCTCAAGACTAGGACAAATTGCTTCTGTAGTATTTCCAGCCAATGCTTCTACAAGATCAATAGAGTCTTGAAATGTACCACTACCATCAGTTTTATTACTATGACGCACATAAACTTTACCTCCATGAATAACATCAGGATTTATAGATTCAGCCCATCGTAGTCTTATTAATTTATTAGTAACTGGTTCCATCGTTAGGTTTTCTACATTTGCAGGAGGTTCTGTTTTGCCTTTAGCTACAAATGTGTCATCTGAAGAAGTTGTAGATAAAGTTAAATTAGTGTTGTAAGAAAATACTTTAAATTCGTAAGTTCCAGCCTGTGTATTAGCCAACTCAAGTTCTGGTTTTATAACAACTTCATAATTCCAATTACTATTATTAAATCTATATTGAACTTGATATTGACTTACTCCAGTAACCGAAGCCCATGAAACAAACAAAACAGGTATTGCAATATTATTTCTTACTACGATTCTTTCTGTAATAGACAAACCCGAAGGTGGGTCTTTCTCTTGATTTAAAGAACTAATATTTCTTGGAGGTAATGATATGCCCCCAGTTGAATCAATTGCTTGATATTTTTCATTTCTATAAGTAACTGCTGATATTGCAAAGTTAATACCATCTTGTTCTTCAACATTGACAACCCTAAAAGTTTGTGGTGTTTCACCATCGCCATCACTCTGCAATAACCAAATAGAGTTTACATTTGGAGTGATTGAAAACAGTGAATTTGGATCTAAAGTAATAGCAGAGCCGATAATACTTGTTACATCCTTAGTCTCAATAGTCCCATTTGGTAAAATTACACTACACTTTGCATTATTTTGTATAAAACTATTTAAGCCTTCAGTATTATCAACGATAATTCCTACTCCATCCTGTGCACTGTTTACTACAGATTTAATACGGCCACTTCTTCTTTGACCTTGTTTTACTGGATCATTAACACTAATAACAGCACCAGGTCTGACAACCGCACCAGCTTCTATAGATGTAGTAAAATTAACTACTTCTGTTTCCTGTTCTTCACTCAATAAAACAGCCTTGCCTAATCTCCGTGCCTGACCACGGGAAGTACAGGCAAAAGCTTTAATATCTTTTCTTACTATCCCCAATTTTGACTGTCTATCTATATCTTCTTGTAATTGATTTGGTGCTGCAACATCATCTCCCACTATTTCTACATCAATCTGTCTGCTGTCCATGTTGTAATAACTAACAGCTATAATTGAGTGCCTTTGTCTTAAACTGCTACCTGTGTATGAAAATCCAGCTTCAGTAACATTTGCAAGACTAAATAAATAACTTGAATCTGTAGGGCTATCCTGCACTATAGAAACTGAACCTTCAGTCCAAATAGGAAAACATCTCATCACACCTGCTAATTCGTTTATGAGCGTATATGCTTCCTTCGCACCTTGAATATTTACATTGCAACTAAATCTAGCCTCCCGTCCACCTTGAAAATCATCTACTAACTCATTGGCATACTTACTGGCAGTAATAAAACTGAATATGTCTAAATTACTATCTTTAATATGAGTTCCGAAACCATATCTTTCCGTTGTTAGAAGATCTAATAAAATTAAAGCAGGACATGAACACCATTGAGCAGAACCTAAAGTTCCATTAAATATATACCCTTTTGGATAATTTACCCTACCTGTTTGTAAATCTACGTGTGGTTTTAATTTATAAGTACAACTTTTTTGACTACTTATAGTTTGTGATGGTCCCGTTACAACAATGTCAAATGTATCTTGAGTTGGAGCACTTGTACCAACAGTGCTATCTTCTCCCTGCACTTGGTACGTTCCATCTGGTGCACTTGTACCAGAATTAGTCGCATCAAATACTATAGTATCTCCTTCCTTTAGATCATGATTACTGCTATTTACTGTAACTATTAAATTGGATTGAGTATATTGTGCTGACACCGAAGCTGAACTCTCAGCAGGGATTCTAACCTTTACACCTCGAACACGGTAAGCTCTAGTTGGAATTGTATTAAACTGTTCAGAATCTACTCTTATTTGAGAATAAGCACTATCTGGGTATGTCTGTTTTTCATCTATTATCTCTTCAATTAAAGTCACACTAAATTCATCTTGTGTGTTTTCACTTGTCCTATCATTAGTAATTCTTTCTACCTTTATTTGTGCTGAAGTATAATTAGATTCCAACGTAATTAAATATTCTTTAGAATACGAATCTCCAGTTCGGCCATTAATTCTGTCGTTAACTCTTTCTTGAAAACCAGTTGAACTGCCATCACTTAAGGTCTGCTCTAAAAATATTTTTAAATCCACTTGAAGACCTAACACATCTCCTTTGTCTGTAAGATGTTGTATCTGATTAAAAGTTATTGTAACTTTTACAGCATCTTTTCCTGTTGAAAGTGATCTTACCACCCCACCATTAGCCTTTGTACATAATGCTGGAGTAAAATTAGGTAATTGTGCTGATGTTTTTTCTGACCCTGGAATATGTGGTTGATTGCTAGTACCGAAACGACTAAAAAATTCTATATTTTGAAAGTTAAATTTTGAAGCTTCTGGATTCGTATTATCGGCATCTGGTCTAAGAATAGGTTGCCCATTTAAAAATACATCTTTTAAAGAAGCATTAGTATATGCTTGCGTTTCTTTTGCAATTCCATTCTTTGAAGGAGTTGCAAAACCTTCTATCTCTCCTTCAGATATTAAATCTTGAATTGTAGCAAATTGTTTACTGTTTAAAGTATCTTTATGCCTTACTGGATTTCGTGGCTTGTCAAACAGTCCAAAAGTAAGATCAAATGCACCTCTAATAATTTTTTTTGTCATGCTTTTACTTGATTAGTGTCAATTCCTGCTGAAATTACAACCGAACCAGTTACAATTTCGCCATAAACAATAGGATGTGAGGTTCCAGCACGGGCTGTATTCTGTATCCCAGAAAAACCAAAAGATACTCTAGGATCTTGCTCATTTGCATCGGGTTTTGCGGGGGGAAATAATATTTCGCTAACACCTTGAAGAGTTAAACCTAAACCAATATTTGCCATAAAAGCGTTAGCTCCTGCGAAACCAGTGCCTAATCCTCCGAATTTTAAAGGTGCTAACGGAACAGCTACAGGCAGCATAAATGCAACTCCAATCAATATTGCCCCTAACAAAAATCTACCTGCTCCCCTTCCTGCACCCGTTATCACAGGAATAATACTTATATCCGATTGACCTATTGGATTATGTATATCTTTTTCTTCAATATTGTAATTATTTACTACAACTTGGTAATGACGATCTGCCATGTGTGCTTCCAACCCTGGGAAATTACTGACTAAAAACTTCATGGCATCAGCAGTAGAAGTTATTACTGCATCTAATTCTTTATGTCCGACAAACTCTGCCAGTTCTCCGTAAAGTCTAACTGTTCTGAGCATAGCGATACCTCTTACCAGTACATTTTAATAACCACTCAGAATATGGTTCTCTACAAGATAGTCTATCTGTTAAATGATGTAAAACCATATCTCCAAGAAAAATACCAACATGATTTAGGTTCGGAGACATAATAGACATAAGAAGAAGATCACCTTTTTTTAGCTGCTCACCATATCTTAACTCTCTAAATCCTGTCCTCCAAGCATAACTCTCAAATAATGGATTTTCGGAAAACTCCTCTGGATTCATAGATCGTTCATAGTCTCTTAACTCGATGTTTCTTTCCTGCTTATACCAATCTCTAACTAAGCTATAGCAATCTGTAACTCCCCAGACCCATTGACGACCCAACAAAGGAGCTTTATAACCTGAAGGCTCTAAATAACCCCATTCTTCTGTTTTTGGATTAACAATATACCAGGGGAGACCACTATGTTCACAGCTAATTTTATCAGCCTGACTTGGAGTAGGTGAAGTCATAGGGTGGCTATGTATAACAGCTAAGATCTCACCTGTATCATTAGCTCGCATATAGTCTTTAGGGTCAAGAACAAAAGTTTCACTTGCAGATGTAGATAAATTTTTACAAGGAAAATATCTTTCCTTACCTTTAACGTTAACAAGTAATCCAACAGATTCTTTAGGGGCTTGGTCTTTTGCATGAACCAATGCGTTACTTTTCCATTCAATCATTGAATTGTACCTATAGCAGGAAAAAGTGCACGAGTGCATTGTCTTTTTGGTGCTCTAATACCAGCCATATCTAATGCTGCTGCTAATTCAAATTGTACTATTTCTCTATTTTCTGTAGCTTTACGATCCACAATATATATTTGCCTTTTAAACTCTGCCGTTGGATCTGGTGTTCCTAAAGGATTTACATGGTTACCGTTAGAATCTTGAGGGAAATTCACAGCGTCTAAAAATCTAGCCATTGTTCTTATTCTGGTAAAAGTAGCACCAGTAAGATCATTCCCTGCTGTTGTTTCATTAACAAGATTTAAAATTGCAGATATAGTACCTAAAGCATTACTTATTACAAGTTTTGGACGAGGAAGCTGACCACGTTGATAAGCAAACCCTGTAGCTTCTATTGGAAATCTTGTGTATGAATTACCAGCAAAAACTATTTCACCATTTGCATTTAAGTCTGATCCTGAGTGAAATCTATAAATAGTATTATTACCATGCAAAACAGCACTTAATTGCAGTTCAAAAAGTTCAATTATTGCAGAAGGGTTTATCTTTTGAATTTCACTAAAGACAGGAGCAGTACTCATGGTTCAAACACCTCTCTAAATGTTGCCTGTATAGTAGCTCTGTTTAAATATGGTATTGATTTGCTCCATCCTTCGCAAACAAATTTAGAAGAGCTAGATTCTCCTGGTGGCGTAAAGTCAAAACTTTCTGTTCCTGCTCTCGCATCTAAAAAGGTTTCTATAGTATCTGCTTGTGTTTCGGAAACATTAAAAGTAAGATTAAATATTTTTGGGTTTTGATGTTCTGCCAGTCCAAATAATATTCTGTGCTCATAACCATCAGCAAAACGAACAGTGCGTGTAAGTGGTGCTGAATTTTTTCGCTGCCCATATATAGGTTTTATATTTACATCATTATCGAAATTAGGTGCTGTCATTATGCAAGTAAACCTCCAGGACGCTTTTGTTGTAATATTTCAGATTGTACCGCAACTGAGATAAGGCGACCAAGTTCTCTGCCTTGCTGTTCATCACCTTCAACAGAGGAACCAGAGGCATCTACGTTTACGACTACATTTGTAGATCCACCAAGAGCGTGGTTTGGTGTAATCATTCCCGATACTCCAGGTGTGAATAGTTCTGGCCCACGTTCTCCAACAATAAAACTACCACCTCGTTTTACTGGCCCACCTTCTGCTCTTCCAGGTATTTTAAATGGCAAATTATCTAATAAAGAATTGACTCCAAACTGTATGAGTGATCTTTGAATTTGTGTGAATACACTACGAGCAACATCACCAAGAGTTTTAGTACCATTTATTGCACCTTCTATTGCATCAACAAGACCTGTCTCTATTGTTGAACCAATGCTTGAATATAATTCATTTACCTTTTGTAATTCATCTCTAAGTTTAATCGCATCTTCAATCTGCTTAACTTGCAAAGGTTTAAGATCCTTTACTGCAATCTTCATTTCGTTAGCTTTTTCAGCTTTTAATTTTTCAATTTCTGCTCCCTGTTTTCCTAACTCAAGTTGATTTTGTAAAAATGTATTTTGATCTGTAATATTCTTAAGTCCTTCATCAAGCTTAAGTTGTCTTTTTTGATCCAACTGAATTTGATCTGCCGTTACTTTAAAAGTTTCTTTTCTTTTATCTAACTCTTCTTGAGCAAGTCTAGCTTCTTCACTCCTAATAAAAATTGTTGATTCTATTCCACTTCTACCTTTTATAGTTCTTTTTTCTAAAGGCAATGCATTTATTCTTGCTTGTTCGGCTTTTATAGCTTGTGCTTCTTTATTTCCAACAGACACTCCTAAATCTACACCTTCTTCAATAGTTCTTTTTTCTATCCGTTCTTTAAAACCTAATGTTTTACTAAGAAAATTAACAACTGAAACTGTAAATCCTTTTAGTTTTGTCATTCCAATTTGAAAATTATTTCCAGCAATCTTACTCATTTCTGCAAACTCTTTTAAATTTTTAACTCCTTCTTCTCCAATCATTATATTCATTTTTTCTGTTGCCACTTCTAAAGCAACATGAGCACCTTGAGTTCTTTCTATCATTTTTAATCTTTCACCTTCTGCTGTTCCAGCCAAACCTAAAGATTCTGTCAATTTATCTATATTTGGATTCATTTCATCAAAAGAACCACCTAATTCATCTAAAGCACTTTTTAATGTTGTTAATTGTTGAAGAAGAGCAGTAGCAACAAGACCACCTGCAAAACCACCCATCTGACCTCCCATCTTGGTTCCTACAAAACCACCAGCAAAACCAGCAGCACCTCCTAGTGGCCCTTGTCCAAATAACAACGGAAACGCACCTGAGATAAGTCCACTTTTTAGTGCTGAACCTGTAGTTCTATCGTTTAATTTATTACCCTGTTGTTGTGATTTATTATTTTGATTTTGTGCTTTTGTATTTTCTATAATTAATTTTGTTTCTCTACCTATAGCTGCATTTTGTTTGTTTGTAGCTCTTAAAGCATCTTTGTGTTCTTTTGTTCCGATTTTTAAACTATTTGTATATTCTTCCAAAGCATCTGCTGTTGCCATTTGAGCATTAGCTGTCTCACCAAATGCACCTTTAGCCCTATTAACACTTTTTACAATATCGTCCATATCTTGTCTGTATTTTCTTATCTCATCACGGGCTTTCTTACCAAATGCTCCTCCTGTATTGCGAGGATTCATTATGTCTATTTGACGTATATTATCTACACTCTTAGT